GCGCAAGCGGTCGTTTTGTGCACGGATGGCAGGAGTGGTGGCAAAATCAAAGGGCCCGGCCGAGCGTGCCAAAGCCTCTCTCAAACGATGGAAGTGTTGAAAGGACGGACATGGAATACACGAGCAAAAACACCAATCGCCACAAGATGATGGCAATGGGTATGCCGATCAAAGCCGCCAAGGGTGGTTCGATCACCAAGGCCAAGAAGATGGCCAGTGGCGGCGATGCCATCAAGGATCGTCAGGGCCGCGCTCTGATGCCCGGCAAGCTGGCCAAGAACCTGCCGATGATCGCTCCCCAGCGCGCGTATGCCAAGGGCGGTGAAGTCAAGCCGTCAGCCTATGATCGCAAGCAAGACATGGCCATGCAAAAGCATGAGAACGAGCCGATGGGCGTGGCGCACAAGGCGATGAAGAAGGCCAAGGGCGGCATCATGGAAAAGGGCAGCGGCGAGCGGTATGCCAGCAAAGCAGCTATGATGAAGCATGAGGCAAAGGAATCCGCCGCCATGGAAAAGGCCGAGCACAAGAAGCGCGGCAGCTCCATGAAACGCAAGTTTGGCTAACCAAGGAGAATCACATGAAACAAGGTGGCAAGCGCGGCGTTGGAGCCGCAATCAAAGGGTTCGGTGCTGTGATGTCCGAGAGCACTGAACAGGCCAAGAAGCCGGTGCCGGTGGACGTCAACTTTGACTCGCAAAAGAATGCGGGTTCGGTTGAGAATCCCCCGACCAAGCGCATTCCGCAGCCGACCAGCTGGTAATGCCCACGTCCGGAACAACCACGTTCGATCTGGACGTGGATGAGCTGATCGCCGAAGCGTATGAGCGCTGCGGTCTTCAAGCTCGTGCAGGCTACGACATCAAAACGGCTCGCCGTTCCTTGAACCTCATGTTCTTGGATTGGGCGAGCCGTGGCCTGAACCTCTGGACGATTGAACAACGCACGCTGGCATTGACGGCGGGAGTGTACGAGTACAACCTCCCGTTGGATACTGTCAACGTGCTCGAAGCCGTGATCCGCTCGAACGTGAACGGTGTCCAAACAGACATCACGTTGAATCGTTTCAGCCGCGCCGAGTGGCTGCACACGCCGGTCAAGATCAGCACACAGTCAAGGCCTGCTCAGTTCTACGTGCAGCGCACGATCACACCGCAGGTGTACTTCTACCCCAACCCGGATGATTCGGTGGCCTACACGTTCGTGTATTACGCCATCAGGCGCATTCAGGATGCGGGGGCATACACCAACACGACGGACATCAACTTCCGTTTCCTGCCGTGTCTGGCATCGGGATTGGCCTACTACATCTCGATGAAGCGCGCGCCGGAGCGCATGACGATGCTCAAGCAGATTTACGAAGAGGACTTCCTGCGTGCTGCGCAGGAGGACCGCGATATCGCCAGCGTGTATCTGGTTCCTGACCGGACGATGGCATAATGTATGCGCAAGGAAGACGATCCCTTGCGCTGTGTGACCGTTGTAACCAGCGGTTCTTTCTCAGTGAGCTGAGAAAGGAATGGCAGGGTCTGAAGACCTGCCCGTTTTGCTACGAGCCCAAGCACCCGCAGCTTGAGCCTCGCCGAAATGTCTCGGATGCAATTGCCCTGCAAGAGCCGCGTCCGCAGCCCAAAGAGCCTTTTGACGTGTACGTCGGCGGCCCGGGCAACTCGATGTTTGCTTCGGTAGGAATGTTTCCGGACCCAGAGAAGGAACTGGTTCTGGCCCAATGCATGCTTAATTCGGTGACGGTCGTAATCACATGAACTACACACAGTTCACGGACAACATCAAGAGCTACATGGAGATCGACTCCAACGTCTTCACACCGACGGTGTTGGGTAACTTCATTCTTGTCTCTGAGAACCGCATCATGCGGGACGTCGACCTTGACGCGTTCAAGGAGTACGACGTTGCAACGATCGGCACAACCAATCCCAAGGTACAGGTGCCCAGTGGCTTCCTGTTCCCGCGTTACCTGCAGTACATCCCGACCAATGGCAACCGCGTCATGCTCGAGCAGCGCGACATCAGCTTCATGACTGAGTACGTGGCCAACACGTCCACCAGCTCGGCGACGCCGAAATACTACGCCTTGTGGGATCAGACCACGCTCTACATTGCACCTGCGCTGACAGGATCGTTGAATTACCAGTTGGAGCTGGCGTACTTCCGCCGTCCGACGCAACTGTCAGCCGCCAATCCCAACACATGGATTTCGGACAACGCACCGGAAGTGCTGACCTATGCTGTGTTGGTAGAAGCGTACCTGTTCACCAAAGGTCCGCAGGAAATGATTGGTCAGTTCCAGCAGCGTTACAACGACGCTGTGGCCAAGTTGGCAGCAGAGCAGCAAGGTCGCGGACGTCGCGACGAATACCGCGATGGAATGCTCCGCGTTCCGTTGGTCTCGAATCCCCCGCCGTATGCGCGTGGCGTTTAATTAGGAGAGTGATATGGCAGGTTTGACACAAGCGATGTGCACCAGCTTCAAGGTGCAGTTGCTCACTGGAGCGCAGAACTTCACCAACGGGGCATCCCCTGCATACAAGATTGCCTTGTTCAAGGCCAATGCCAGCATCACAGGCACGTATGGTGCTGCGACGACCAACTACAGCAACATGACGGGCAACAGCGACGAGCTGCCCAACGGCAGCGGCTACACCACCGGCGGCAACACGCTGGTGAACGTGACGCCGACTTCCAGTGGCACGACTGCTTTTGTGGACTTCAGCGATACCAGCTGGACTTCGGCTACGTTCACGTCGCGCGGTGCGATGATCTATCAGGCCAGCACGGGTTATGCGGTGTGCATTTTGGACTTCGTGACGGATCAGGTGGTGTCCAGCGGTACGTTCACCATTGTGTTCCCGACGGCTGGCGCAGGTACCGCGATCATCCAGATTGCGTAAGGTGGGTAGTTGGCCGATGCGACAGTAGCGTTTGACGGATGGAATTCCGCTCTTAGCTGGGGTCAGCAGGGGTGGGGAAACGGTTCATCCTCCGTTTCGGCTACTGGATCGGTCAACAGCGTCAGCTTCTTGATTGGAGCGGATGCGACAGTAGCGTTTGATGGTTGGAATTCGGTAGTTGGTTGGGGGCAGCAAGGCTGGGGCGATGCAGCGTCGTTTGTCTCGGCCACGGGATCGGTCAACAGCGTCACGGTGCAGGTCAACATTGACGAAGAGGTCAGTGGGGTATCCGCAACGGGCAGTGTTGGAACGGTTTCGATTCAGGTAAATGAAGACGTTGAGGTCAGTGCAGTAGTAGGAACAGGATCGATTGGCAGTGTTTCGATTCAGGTAAATGACAGTATTGAAGTTAGTGGGCTGGTAGGGACACTGTCGGTCAACAGCGTTTCGCTTCAGATAGACGACGGTTTTGAAGTAGCTGGGGTGTCGGCGACGGGTGCAATTGGCACTGTCGTAGCGCAAATCGACACCAGTTTTACTGTGACAGGGCTTGTGGGAACGGGTTCTGTCAACAGCGTAGAGCCTCAAGTAGGCGACTCCGTAGAGGTATCGGGGCTGTCAGCAACAGGTTCGGTTAACAGCGTGTCCATCAGCTTGAGCATGGACGTGGCGGTGACCGGCGTAGTAGGAACAGGCGTCATTGCCGGGGTTGTGTTGAACAAGTCCGTCAATGCCACTGGAGTGGTGGGAACGGGGTCGGTCAACAGCGTCACACCGGCGATCGACACCAACGTGTCTGTGACCGGCGTTACGGCGACGGGCTCGGTCAACAGCGTAGTGATTCAGACGGTGACGGTGGTATCTGTCACTGGAGTTTCAGCGGTAGGTTCGGTAAACTCGGTCCTGATTTGGACCAAGGACAACAACGTATACAGCCCGGGATGGACGATTGATAGCAGCACGCAAAGTCCAAGCTGGGTGCAGGACAGCAGCACACAGAGCCCGACATGGACGGCAGATAGCAGCACACAAAGTCCGAGCTGGGTAACGGATTCTTCAGTTCAGGCTCCGGCTTGGACCAAACTTGCGGCATAGGTGACAAATGGCTTCTACTTACTCGACCAACCTTGCACTTGAGTTGATGGCCACAGGTGAAAAGGCCAATCAATGGGGCGACATCACCAATACCAACCTTGGTACGCTGCTAGAGCAAGCGATCAGTGGCTATGTGACGCAAGCCATCACTGACGGCTCTGGGGCCACGACCACCATCACGATCCCCAACGGCGCGACCGGTGTTGCCCGTAACATGTTCATCGAGATGACAGGCGCGCTGACATTCAGCACCACCAGCCTAGTTGTCCCGGCCAACAAGAAGCTCTACTTCATCTACAACAACACCAGCGGTGGTTACCCGGTGCAGGTGAAGGTCAGTGGGCAGACCGGCGTAGCGGTGCCCAATGGTCAGAAGATGGTGCTGGTCAGCAACGGCACGGATGTGGTGGTGGCAACCAACTACATGGCGACGCTGGCAGTGGGCAGCTTGACCTCCGGCCGTGTTCCGTATGCCACGACTGCGGGACTGTTGACCGATTCTGCCAACCTGACCTTCAACGGCACAAAGCTGACCGCTGCGGGTTTGATTGATTCAGCTTTGACGTCTGGTCGTGTTACGTATGCGACCACCTCTGGTGAGTTGACCGATTCTGCCAACCTGACCTTCAACGGCACCACGTTGACGGCCAACACGATTGGCGCGTTCACGCTCTCTGGGACGATCGCAGGCGGCGGCAACCAGATCAACAACGTGATCATCGGCACGAGCACCCCGTTGGCCGGATTTTTCACCACCCTCTCGGCTACCACTTCTCTCACCACGCCTTCTGTCACAAATGCGGGAACCTTGGCGCTGTCTGCCACTGGCGCAAACTACATGACGGCCAGCACCAACGGCACAGAGCGCATCCGCGTCACCTCCAATGGGGGCGTGTCCTTCGGCGCAACCGGCACCGCATACGGCACAGCAGGGCAGGTACTGCAATCAAACGGAGATGCCCCGCCGACTTGGGCAACAGCATCTGGCATCACAACCGGCAAATCCATCGCAATGGCGATGATCTTTGGTTTCTAAGGAGCAATCATGGCTAACCCCAATATCGTCAACGTAACAACCATATACGGTACGACGACCTACTACACCCCATCAGGCACGACTGCGGTTGTTCTGCTGCCTAATGCCGCTTCCTCTGGCAAGGTCTACAAGATCAACCAGATCGTCGCAGCTAACACGACTGGAACAGCAGCTAACGCCACGGTGTCGATCTACAGCAACGGCGCTGTGGCACAAGGCTCTGCCCCATCGGGTGGTACGGCGTACCCGGTGGCTTCAGCTATCTCGGTTCCGGCCAACGCTTCGCTGATCTGTGTGGACAAGACAACCGCGATCTACCTGATGGAAGGCACTTCAATCTCCATCACTTCCGGCACGGCCAGTGCGCTGACCTTTTCGATCTCCTACGAAGACATCTCCTAAGAGGCAGCCATGCCAATCAACGGCTACCTTGGTAATGTAATCAGCGCAACTGCACCGACTGTCAACAGCGGTGTGGCAAGCGGTATCTTTACGCTTGAAGAACAGATGCAAGCTGCGGGAACGTGGCCTGTTGGCGGCTATTACCTCATCAGCCGCAGTGTGCGGATTCGTGCGTCTGCGTCTGCCTATTTCAGTCGGACGCCTTCAAGCGCAACCAATCGTTCAACATGGACATATAGTGCGTGGATTAAAAAATCACCGCTTGACTACAATCAATCACTTACTTTACTAAGTGCAGGTTCTTTTGGCAGTGATTTATTCACCATTCAAGTAACGGACAATGGCCTCTCTGTACCATGTATTGCTGTATATGGGCAAATTAGTGGAAGTGCTGTATTAAACATAGCAGAAACACCTGCTAGACGCGATCCAAGCGCATGGTTTCATTTAGTGGTGGTACTTGATACCACTCAAGCCACTGCATCTAACCGGCTGAAGTTGTATTACAACGGGGCGCAAGTCACTGCGCTTACAACGGCAACCTATCCAAACCAAAATACCACTTTTGCAATAAATAACAATCAAGCAACAGCAATTGGGGCAAGGGCTGGCGGCGGTGCGCCGTATTACGACGGCTACCTAACCGAAATCAACTTTGTTGACGGTCAAGCCTTAACACCCACCAGCTTTGGCGCAACAGACGCTGTGACCGGCGTATGGAATCCCATTCGCTACACCGGAACGTATGGAACGAATGGCTTCTATCTGAACTTCAGCGACAACAGCGGTGCTACTGCCACAACCATCGGCAAGGACTCAAGCGGCAACGGCAACAACTGGACACCGAACAACATCAGCGTGACCGCTGGCACGACCTACGACAGCATGGTTGATGTGCCAACCAACTACGGCAGCGATACAGGTGCTGGTGGTGAGGTGCGTGGTGACTACTGCACATTCAATCCTTTGAATGCTACCGACACGACATTTTCAAACGGTAATTTGCGGATGGTTACGGCATCGCCGGGGTATGGCAGACCGCATCTATCCACATTTGGAATTGCGTCAGGGCAAAAGTTTTATGCTGAATTTGTAGTGACAAGTGTTGGCGCTTCAAGTGATGTAACGATAGGCATCGACGATGGCTCTATAGTTCCTGCGTATTATTCAAATAGTGGATCAACTTCTGGTTTGCCAGCAAATTTTCGTGGCTATCGTAATGGTGGCGGCACTTATGTTGGCTCAACTTATACATCAGGATCGCCCGGAATATCCTATACAAACGGCAACACAATCAGCGTAGCCGTTGATAGGTCTGCAAACCAAATTACTTACTACAAAAACGGTTCATCCGTCTACACTCAAAGCATAGCAAGTAGTGTTGATCAGTATTATTTGTGCGTGATGACCTTTACTGGCTCGGCGGATTTGACATTGAACGCCGGGCAGACTGCATTTTCCTACACCGCCCCATCAGGCTTCAAAGCCCTCTGCACACAGAACCTGCCCACGCCGACGATCAGCAACGGCGCGAACTACATGGCGGCAACGCTGTGGACAGGAACAGGGGTAGGTTCTAGGGCAATTACAAACACTTCTAATGGTGTTTCATTCCAACCTGATTGGGTATGGATCAAAAGTAGATCGGCTGCCTATTCCCATCAAACAAACGATTCTGTTCGTGGTGCAACTAACGGTTGCCTTTACACAGATTTAACAAATGCTGTTGATGCTAACTTTGGCATAACAAGTTTTGATGCTAGTGGATTTACGCTTGGGAATACTGCTTCGTTAATTTCTTCTTCTTTTGCTTCACAAAATGGTAGTGGCACAACCTTTGTGGGTTGGCAATGGAAAGCAAGCGGATCAACCGTATCCAACACGGTGGGAAGCATCACTAGCACGGTCAATGCAAATACGACCGCTGGCTTTAGCATATTGACTTACACGGGTAACGGAACTGTTGGAGCAACTGTTGGCCACGGATTAGGCGCAACGCCCGGAATGGTAATTGTAAAAAGCAGAAGTGCAACAGCAGATTGGCCTGTTAAAATTTTGCCGTATATGACCGGTGGCCAAAGATTAGAATTAAGTACAACTAACGCAATAACAACCGAAGCCGCAGGGTCTGGTAGTTTATGGAACGCAACAAACCCAAATAGCACAGTAATCACGCTTGGCAATCAAGCAATGACAAATACTAATGGCACTACCTATGTCGCCTATTGCTTTGCTCCCATCACGGGCTACAGCGCGTTTGGTTCGTACACTGGCAATGGAAGTACGGATGGGCCTTTTGTGTTTACCAATATGAGGCCAAGATGGTTGATGTTCAAAAGAACGGATACCACCAATAATTGGATTATGTACGACACATCACGCAGCACATATAACGCCGCCCAAAACTTCTTATATCCTGACCTTGCAAACACAGAAGGCACTGGCGTTTATATTGATTTTGTTTCCAATGGCTTTAAGTTGCGAGACACAAACGCTATTTTTAACGCCAGCGGCGGCACATACATCTACGCTGCCTTCGCAGAAAACCCCTTCACGATTAGCAGAGCGAGGTAACAATGTTTTATCGCGCAGCATCAAACCAGTACATAGTTGAACAGGCTCCGTTCACTATTGACGGTACGGGCTACCCGGCTGACTGGCTGAACAAGGCTTCGGCCGAGGACAAAGCCACACTGGGGCTGGTTGAGGTGACCTACGAAGGAACGCGGGAAGATGACCGCTTCTACTGGGTGACCGAGAACCGCAACGGCGCTGTGATCAGCTACACCAACACCGCCAAGGACTTGGCTGCACTGAAGGCGCAGTGGAAGGCCCAGATCAACCAAAACGCCTACACAATGCTTCTACCCAGCGACTGGATGGTGGTCAAGGCTGTTGAGACTTCGACGGCTGTGGCGGCTGATTGGACGACCTACCGCGCTGCTGTACGTACTGCGGCTGCTACGGCTGTGGCTGCCATTGAAGCTGCGGCGGATGTTCCTGCCCTGCAAGCGGCTGTTCAAGTGACTTGGCCGAACGACCCCAACTTCGTTGCTCCGACCGAAACCGATACCCAGCAACAGGCGTAAACATGGATTACTCTGGCCGAATCATCACCAAGAACCCTACTGCTCCGACAAAGAGCAGTGCATCAGGCATATGGACGCTTGATGAAGCCACGCAGTACATCAAGGCGGGCACATGGCCAATAGGCTTTGGTGATTTTAGCTACCTTGTTATAGGTGGCGCAGGTGGAGGTGGCGCAGGCGGTGGCGGTGGTGGTGCAGGCGGCTATCGTTCGTTTACAGGGCAAGGCGCGTTACTTAATGTTGCTTACACCCTCACGGTCGGCGCAGGCGGGGCTGGCGCATCTACTGGGTCGGCTGCAAATGGAACTACGGGTAGTAATTCAGTTTTCAGTACTAGCACTTCTGCCGGTGGTGGCGGTGGCGGTAGTGGAAACGCTGTTGCCGGGTTGTCTGGCGGATCGGGTGGCGGCGGGTCAGGACTGTTCAACCCTACCGGGGGTACTGGTGGCGCAGGAAATACGCCAAGCACATCTCCCGTTCAAGGCTACAACGGCGGCGACGGCAGTGGGTCTGCTTCGTACTATGGAAGTGGCGGGGGCGGTGGATCGGGCGGCGCTGGCGTTAACGGCACGGGGTCGGGCGGGGGCAATGGCGGTATAGCCACATCTAATTCTATTACCGGCTCGGCTGTTTATTACGCTGGCGGCGGAGGCGCAGGATCGTACACCAGCGGCGTAGCAGGTCTTGGTGGCGGCACCGCAACGGCCGGGCAAAAAGGCGGGGCGACCGACGGAAATACTGCTGGAGGCACTGCGTCCAACGCAACCGCAAACACGGGCGGCGGGGGTGGCGGTGGCGGATACGGCGCTCCATATATGGCAGGTGGCAACGGTGGTTCGGGTATCGTAATCATCAAAGTGCCTGACACGATTGGCGCAGTATTTTCAAGCGGCGTAACATACACGTTAAGCACTGCTGTTTCGGGCTACAACATTTATTCTGTAACTGCAACTAGCACCAGTAGCGAGACAGTCACGTTTGCCTTAAGGTTTTTTGCTGAATACCTTGTAGTCGCGGGTGGTGGATCGGGAGCCTCTCGATTTGGCGGCGGTGGCGGTGCTGGAGGTTATAGAACCGCAGCAAACTTTCTTATAGCTCCCGGAATCGGGTACACGGTTACAGTTGGTGCGGGTGGCGCAGCAGTCAATAGCCCCGGCTCTGTCACAGATGGCAACTCAGGATCAAACTCAGTCTTTTCTTCCATCACCTCTACAGGTGGTGGTGGCGGCGGGGGAAATGGTGTTGGAAAAAATGGTGGCTCGGGCGGCGGCGGTGGCGGTGGCGGGAGCGCCGCAGGAACAGGGACATCAGGGCAAGGAAACAACGGTGGTACTGGTGGAGATGGAGTCACTTATCTTGCAGCAGGTGGTGGTGGTGGAGCATCGTCCATAGGTGGTACCTATAGCGGACCCGCACCGGGCGTCGCAGGGGTTGGAGGAAATGGCACATCAAGCTCCATTACTGGGTCGGCTGTAACTCGTGCTGGTGGGGGCGGCGGCGGAAGTTTTTCTGGTACAGGCAGTGCCGGTGGAACCGGCGGCGGCGGAACAGGCGCAACAAATAATGGCGGTGATACAGCCGGAACAGTGAATACGGGCGGTGGCGGTGGCGGTGGCGGAAACGGTTCGGGGGGTGGATCAGGTGTTGTCATCATCAAGATTCCTGACACCTACACCGCAACTTTCTCCGGCGGCGTAACGCAGACTTCTAGTACCAGTGGCGGTTACAAGATTTATACTGTTACTGCAACCTCAACAACTAGCGAAACCGTTTCGTTTGCATAGGACAATCATGGCGCATTTTGCAAAACTTGATAAAGATAATGTCGTGGTGTTTGTCACCGTCGGCAGGGATGAAGACAACGGCAAAGAGGCAGAACTGACTGCTCGCACCGGCGATGTTTACAAGCAGACCAGCTACAACACGCTGGGCGGTGTTCATGCTTTAGGGGGTACTCCTTTCCGCAAAAATTACGCTGGTCTGGGGTACACCTATGATGCGCAGCGTGATGCCTTCATTCCTCCGCAGCCATATCCGTCTTGGACGCTAGATGAAAACACTTGTTTGTGGTCTCCGCCAACTCCGATGCCAACTGATGACAAGCGTTACATGTGGGATGAAGCCAACCAATCTTGGGATGAGATAACAACGTGATGGTCAACCTTCCGATGGACACTGCCAACGCCATTCTTGGCTACTTGGCCACCCGCCCGTACCAAGAGGTCTACCAGCTGATCGCCGCCTTCCAAGAGGCAGCCAAGCAGTCGGCTGCCCCGAAAGAAGCTCCGACGGAGGCCGAGTAATGCTGATCACAGTCGAGTCGCAAATTGTTGGTACAAACGACGACGGATCGCTTAAAATCTTGCCACGGCACGATATCGAAGTGCTGTGCGCCGCGTGCCGCGATCCGGTGAGCGAGCAGGAAGAGCAAACGGGTATCTGCACGAGCTGTGGCCAGCCGTGGCAACCTGCGCAAAGCACGGCGGTCCATGTGACCTCCACTCCCATGGTAGGAACAGCTAGGGTGTAAAAGATGGCGCTGACCAAGGTCTCGTTTGCTGCCGGAATTGACAAGCAGGATTCAAAGTACGGAGCCGAGGGCCGCTGGGTAGACTCGGACTACGTTCGCTTTCGCTATGGGTTGCCCGAGCAGATTGGTGGTTGGGCGGCGTTTTCGGACAAGAACTTGATTGGGGTCTCGCGGGACATCTGGACGTGGACCGCGCTCAACGGCACACCGCAGCTGGCCCTTTCCACCAACAAGAAGCTCTATGCCTACAACGGCGGCAGCTGGGGAGACATCACCCCGGTCACCAAGACCTCGGTAGGCAAAACCATTACCCCAACCAATGCCTCGACAGTCATCACGGTGACCGACACCGCTCATGGCACGAATATCGGGGACATCGTCTCCTTTTCCTCGGTGTCTTCGCCTTTTGGTGGATCGGCAGGTACGACGTACGACATTCAGTACGAAGTGCAGACGGTGGTCGACGCGGACAACTACACCGTCAAGTCGCCTGTGACGTTGTCTGGCACAACGCCGGGCACGGCGACGATCAAGTACCTGTACCCGATCGGTAATTCGATTGCCTTGTCCAGCTACGGCTGGGGCGCGGGCACATGGGGTACTGGCACGTGGGGCACGCCGCGCACCTCCGGTGTTTCGCTGCCCCCGCGCATCTGGTCGCTCGACAACTTCGGCGAGAATCTGGTGGCCTGCCCGGCACTTGGCGCGCTGTACCAGTGGTCGCCTATCACGGACGGCTTGAGCTCTCCGGCCAGCATTGTCAACGGCGCGCCGACTTCCAGTGCCTTCATCCTTGTCTCCACCCCGGACCGCCATTTGGTTTGCTTTGGCACGGAAGAGACCATCGGTTCCCCTGCTACGCGCGATCCGATGCTGGTGCGCTGGGCGGACACTGAATCCCTGACGGATTGGACGATCACGGCCACCAACAGCGCGGGCTCGCAGCGGCTGACCGATGGCAACGAGTTGGTGGGCGCGGTGCGCTCGCGCAACCAGACTCTGGTGTTCACCGACAATGCCCTGTACGGCATGCAGTACGTGGGCACGCCCTACACCTTTGGGTTTCAGCAGCTGGGCACGAACTGTGGCGGCGTGAGCCAGAACGCAGCGGCCGACGTCAACGGCGTGTGCTTTTGGATGTCGGCGCAGTCGTTCTTCGTGTTTGACGGTACGGTCAAAAAGCTGCCCTGCTCGGTGCAGGATGCGGTGTTCAACAACTTCAACTACACCCAGCACCAGCTGGTGTACGCGGGCCTGAACACGCAGTTTAACGAAGTTACGTGGTTTTACCCGACTGCCAACAGCAATCAGATCGATGGTTTTGTGACCTACAACTATGTTGAGAACTGCTGGCAGCAGGGCACGTTGGCGCGGACCGTGTGGCGCGATCGCGGGGTATTTGAGCTGCCGCTGGCCACCAAGTGGGACCCCGACAGCGTATCCGGGGCCTACCCGACGGTCTCTGGCCTGTCCAACGGCATCAGCATCCTGTACGAACAGGAGACGGGAGATAGCGCCAACGGCGATGAAATCTACTCGTATGTGCAGTCGGCGTTCTTTGACATTGCCGACGGTGACAGCATTTCGTTTGTCAAGCGCTTGGTGCCGGACTTCTCGGTGCAGAACGACACGATGGACTTCTATGCGGTGTCCCGTGCGTTTTCGATTGCGCCTGACTCGCCCAGCTCGCTCACCCCCTACGAATTTTCTCCGACAACGCAGAAGATTGACACGCGGATCAGGGGACGTGCGCTGTCGATCAAGATTGAGAGCACCAGTGCCAACAATGGCTGGCGCTTTGGTACGTTGCGTCTGGACATCCAACCTGACGGCATGCGTTAATGGCCAAGATCACCAACGTCCGTTTACCAAACGCTGCGGAGAAGCAATACAGCGCGCAGCAGTTTGACCAGCTTGTGCGGTCGTTGGAACAGATCATCCTGTCGCTGAACACGAACTACACGCCGATCGTGACGGAGAACACCGATCAGGCGGTAGCTTGGTTCGAGGGCAGCGGCATGTTGACCGGGACCGAAGGCGGATCGCTGCCGTTGCTGCCGTATGGCGCATGGCAGGATTTTGCTGGGACTACGCTGGGGGCCAACATCAACAACTCGGTGACGACGATCACCACACCAGCCAATGGTACGACGGCATTTCCGACTGCCGGGCAGATTCTGATTGAGAGCGAGATCATTTCCTACACGGGAAAGACCACGTCCTCTTTCACCGGTTGCACGCGCGGCGCGTTTGGCACGACGGCGGCCTCGCATTCGGCAGGAGTGGCAATTGTCAAATCGCAGTGCCTTGCTGCCAACACGTCCGGTCCAATGTACCTGAATCAGACCGATTCGGCCTATGACATGGCATTGGTCAACACGACACAACTGACGACGTATCAACCGGGCGTATACAACTTCCAGTGGAGTGGGCAGTTCGTCAATTCGGACACACAGCTGCATGATGCATCGATATGGGTGCGGATCAATGGTGTGGACGTGCCCGGATCGATGGGTTTTGTTTCCGTTCCAAATAGCCACGGTGGCATTGACGGACACACCATCATCGGCTGGAACTACTACTTGACGCTGAACGCCAACGATTACGTGGAGTTGTACTGGTCGCCGAATGATCAGAAGGTGACCTTAGAATGCATTCCGACCCAGACAAGCCCGACGCGGCCCAGCACGGCCTCGGTGATTGCTACCCTAGCCTTCGTATCTTCAATCGCTTAAAATACCGCCATGGCCAATAAATACTTCCGTGAAGCACTGATTCCGAGCGCAGCGACTGAAACCACGCTGTACACGGTTCCCACGGATTCGGCAACTGTCGCTCGTTCCCTGCGCATCACAAATGCAGGTGCTGCAGCGGCAGCGATTACCGTAGTTCAGTATTCTTCAGGTGATGCTACGGCGCATTACCTGCTTAAGTCGCGCAACTTGTCGATCAACGCGACCTATGACGTCTTGAATGGCGTCCCTCTGGTTCTGGAAGGTGGCGACACGCTCAAGGTCACTTCCAGCATTGCATCGGTTCATTTCTACCTGTCCTATCTCGAGATGGACAGGACTTAAGCGAGGCACACATGGCCAACGGAATCATGGATTTGCCCCAAGGGCAGCCGCAACAACCGCAGATGCCTCTGGTATCCAGTGCAGATGCATATGACGCTGCAACGACGGCGCTGGGTATGGTTGATCCTGCGCAGCTGCAACAATACAAAGCGGCTATCCAGCAGTCGATTGCGCAGCTGCAGCTGACGCCCGAGCAGATTGACCAGATGATTCAGGTTTTTGAATACCTGACGCAAAATAAAGAGCGGTATCCAGAGGCGCTGCAGCAGCTGATTCAGCAAGGCGTACTGGAAGCAGGCGACCTGCCTGATCAGTTTGATCCGCAGTTGATGGGCGTGATCATCATGGTGCTGCATGAGTTGAAGGCCAAAGGCGGCGCACAGCAACCGCAAGTACCTTCGCAGTTTGCAGAGGGAGGCTTGGCCGACGCAGCGCGGCACTTGCAGGCCCAAGGCCGCAACGGCGACACCCTTCTTGCACACATCAGCCAACAAGAAGCGGCGATGTTGAAGGCCATGGGCGGATCGGGAACGATCAATCCGAACACGGGGTTGCCTGAATTTTGGAATCCCTTTAAAGCAGTATCTAATGCCATCTCCAGCGTGGCCAAATCCGTTGTCAACGTCGCAAAGGATGTGCTGGCTTCTCCGATCGGTCAGATCGTGGGCACCATTGCACTGGCCACGGTCCTCGGACCGGGGGGCGCGATTGGACTCTTTTCTGCGCCGATGGCGGCAGGATTGGCGGGAGCCGGGGTCAACCTTCTTTCCGGCGGGGACATCAAGTCTGCGCTGGTCAGCGGTGCACTGGGCTACTTCGGTGGTGGCGGGGGTATTGGCGGGTTCAATCCCTCTTCTGCTATTCAAAGCATGCTGCCTTCGACTGCCTCGGCCTACTTAGGAAAAGCGTTGACCGGGGGTGCGGTTGGTACTCTTGGCGCATTGGTGCAAGGCAAGGGCATTGGAGAGGCTCTTGGACAGGGTGTGAAAAGTGGGCTTCTTTCAGGCACTACAGCGGCTCTGCAGGGCGGTGCGCCTGCTGCTGCTGCCACTGCGCCCGGAACAGAGAGCGCTACGGCACAGGACTTGAGAATCAACTCTACCGGTAGTACGGGGACGGCGGGAACGGCCACCAATCCCAACACTACGCTGACTTCCGCTCCAGCGTCTGCGCCGCTGTACGAGGCCACCGGTTTGGCTGACTCATATAACCCAGAGGCCGTTCGCATCGCAACAGACGCTGCGCAAAACGGCACATACGCGGATGTTCCCCGCCCCGGCATCGCAGGTTTGATGGACACGGCCAACGAGTACAAAACCCGGGCAATGGACTACCTCACCCGAGGTGGCGCCACGCAAGCCGAAGTGGATTTAGCCAAGGCAGAGGCCGGGCAGCGAGCAGTGGCAAAGGCACGCTCCATTACGCTCAAGCCCCTGTCTTCCGATTTGGAATACAAAATCTACACGGATGCGGCAAATGCGGCAGGACCCGGCACGCTGGCCACCTATGGCCCGACAGCGGCCATATTGGGCGGGATTGCCATGGCATCGGGGGCAGGAAAGCCTGCTCCGGTAGACAAAGAGCCTCTTTACAAGCCGCAGACTGGGCAGGACTACATCAACGCCAACCCGCAGATTTTTGGCCAGTGGAAGTCCTTTGGCGAGCCGGGCGTGGCCGCGCCGACCAGCACGGGTTTTGTCCAAACCGTCGGCCCCCAGCCGCGCGGCTTGGCCAGCCTGCAGGCTGCACCGTTGTACACCCCGCCTACAGCTGCCGTCACCGGGGGGCAACCGTTGAACCAGCCGTACAATGTTGCTGGCGCGTATCGCATCCCGGTGTACAATCGCGCGAACGGGGGAGCAGTCAACAACCCCATGCACAGTGGCACCGCTCCCACAGGGATGACCAGTGCGTTTGCTTCAGGCGGTCAATACCCGCGTCGCACAGGTGCGATCGATGGGCCGGGGACCGGTACTTCCGATTCGATTCCGGCGATGCTGTCGGACGGCGAATTCGTCTTCACGGCAAAGGCCGTGCGCAACGCAGGCGGCGGCAGTCGTCGCGCAGGTGCTAAGAAGATGTACCAGCTCATGCAAAAGCTTGAGCGTGGTGGCAAAGTGCAAGGAGCATAAGCATGGCCGATCCAACAACAGTCACTCAGCAGATAGTCAGTGAATCGCCCGCGATTGAGGCGTACAAGACCAATCTGCTCAAGACCGCCTCTGACCTTGCCTACAACGTCAACCAGCCGACGCTGGCTTCGCAACTCCCGCAGTATCAGGTAGCGGGCTTCGCCCCCAGCCAAGAAACGGCGCTGCAGGCGGCGGCCAACACGGGGATCGGCTCGTTCGCACCCTACGTCAACACCGCACAGCAGTATCTGACGGGTGCTGCCGGTACGACGGGCGAAGCGGCGGACATCGCACGCACGGCCGACACACGCAACCAGTACGCTGCTGCACAGCAAGCGATGAGCAACGCCGGGCAATCGGCGGCCAACATCAGCGCAGGCCTGCCGTTGGTACAAGCTGGCGGCATCGGCGCACTGGGCGGCATGGGCATGATCTCGGGCGCGCAGGGGCAGTACGACCCCAACAGCGTCTCGCAGTACATGAACCCGTACACGCAAGAAGTCCTGCGCAACCAGCTGCAGGAGATGAGTCGCCAAGCGCAGATGCAACAACAGGCGAACCAGACACAAGCCGTGCGCTCGGGCGCATTTGGTGGTGGCCGGGCCGCGATCGTCGATGCAGAAACCCAGCGCAATCTGGCGCAGCTGCAGAATCAAGCGATCGCACAGGCGTACAACCAGAACTACAACCAAGCGCAAGCAGCGGCTATGCAGGCCTTTGAGGCCGCGCAGCAGCGCGCACTGGCCGGTGGCCAAGCGATGGGTCAACTGGGTACGCAACTGGGCAACCTCGGCGCGCAGCAAGGTAACATTTATGCTACTCAGGCCGGAGCCGAGCAACAGCTTGGCCAAGGCATTGGATCGCTGGCCGCGCAACAGTATGGCATCGGCCAGAACCTCGCATCGACTTTGGGTACGCTGGGTGGCCAGATGGGCAACCTTGGCGTGCAGCAGGCGGCACTGGGACAGACTGCACAGCAGATGAACCAGATGGACATCAACAACCTGTACACCGCCGGTCAGGCGCAGCAAGCGCTCAACCAGCAGCAGCTGGATGCTGCCCGGGCCAACACCTTGCAGAAGGTCTACGCACCGTACCAGCAGGCGGGTTTCCTGTCCGACATCTACAAGGGCGCGCCGTCCACGCAGATGGCCACCACGGCAGCAAGTCAGGCCACCCCCAGCCCGTTCATGCAGGCCCTCGGAACGGGGATCGCGGCCACTGCAGCAGGGGCAGCGGCCAAGAAATCAGGCCTCTTTGGCTCTTAGTTAAGGAAATCGGATGAACCCGAAGATCATGTCCCGCCCGATGTTCTCGGGCCCCAAGCAAGACGTGAACAACGTCGGCATCATGCAGGGATTTGCCGAGGACGACGGCGAGGAAATGGGAATGGAGCCGGAGCAGGAAGCTGCCCCGTCCGACCGTTCGCCCAGCGATCCGGAAGTTCTGATGAACAACCTGCGCGGGGACTACCGCTCGGTGGATGCTCGGTACATGGAACTGGCACAGATGGTGGGCGAAGAAGCCGCCAGCCAGACGCCGCCCGAGGTCTTGGCCATGCTGCAAATGCAGATGGCTCCGCCCGCCGGTGGGATTGGTGATCTGCAGGGCATGCAGCCCGCGATGCCGCCTGCTGCCGCTGGGATTGCCGGGCTGCCGCAAGCGCCGCAACAACCGATGCCGCAACCCCAACAAGCCATGCCTCCGGGTATGGCGGGTGCTGCCCCTTTTCCGCAGGGCGGGGCTGAACAGGCTCCGCCCACCCCGGACGGTCTTCCCCCGGCCCACGCCGTTGTCGGCGGTCTGATGACACAGGCCGCGCGCCTCGGTCCGTATCTGGCGGGTCTGGGCAGCGAAGCTGCCATCGGTGCGCGTCTGTATGGCCAGCAGTTGGCAACGGCCGCGCGTCCGTACACCGAGCGCGTGGCCACTGCTGCTCGTCCGTACATGGAAGCGGGCAACCAGTTTTTGGGCCGCATGACGATGACCCCACAGCCTACAGTAGGGCGCATGTTGGGATCAGATGGTCTTCCTGTTGCTGTACAAGGACGTGAAGCCTTGATTCGCGGTCCGGGCGGTGAATTGATGATGGGCCAAGGGTCCAAATTTATTCCAAACCCTCAGACGGTAACGGGTATTCGTTCGCCCAGCCTGACCGAAGGCCTCAACATGGGTGCGCGGGAGATGCTTCAGCGCTACCTCCCTGCAGGTTCCGCTGGACGGGCATCTATAGGTGCATCTGCGGCAGGCATTCCGCTGGCCGGAGCGGCGGTGATTGGTTCGGGGGGAGAGCGGGCCGCACAGCCTGACAGCCCGGCCAGACAGGCACTGGACAGAATCGATGCACAGTGGCTTGCCCAGCAAAACCCGCCGAGCCCGCAGCTGCGGGAAGTCGATCGCCTGACTGCGCTCGGCGCAGCACGTGCCGAAGCCGAGCGCGCAGCGCAACGGAATCTTCCGCCTGCTGTGCCACCGGTGGCCGCTCCGGCCGCTGCTGCGCCTGCGGCAGCTCCCACTGCCTCCGAGGAAGGCGCATCCGCAGTCGTGGCCCCCGGACCTACCCAAGCCGAGCCCGCCGTTACGACGGAGCGTCTGCGCACGATGCTGGGAACAACCGGAACCGCCACTGATCGCATTTCGCGGATCAAGGCAGCGCGGGATGAGTACGCCCCGCTGTTCCAAGAGTTGCTGGGCGATACCAAGAAGGACACCGAGATCAACGCACTGCTGTTGCTGGCCGATGCGGGTCTGAAGCTGACCCGTTCCACGGGCCGCACGCCGTTGCAGCAGATTGCCGAAGGCGCTTCCGGACTCCCGGCCGGTTTTGCCGCGCTCGCCGCGCAAAACAAAGAGCTGGAGATGAAGGCACGTCAAGGTGCGTTGCAGCAAGGCATCAGCGATGTGACCGAGCAAGACAAGGCACAGCGCGATCTGCAGAAGCTGATAGCGCAGGGTGATATGCGCATTCTGCTCGAGCAGGTAAGAAAAACGGGTGGCAAGGTGGAAGATGCGGGGCTAGGCGGACGCATTACAACGGATCGGAATGGTAGCTTTGTAGGCTTTGGTATTGAGACAACCGATCAGGCATACACGAGCGCGATGGATAGCCGCTACACCCTGCGCCCGACCGACAATCCGTTTGTCGTGAATCGTGGCGCTGCTCCAACGAGGATAAATCAAGACAAGCCACAGCGCCTCAAGCTGGGTGAAACGCTGGATGCGCTGGATAACAGTCTGTCTACCTTGGACAGCCTGAAAGGGGAGTACGTCAATGCCTACCGCCCCGGCACGTGGGCTTGGGACAAAAGTAACAACCTGCTTGTACCGTTGCTGCCTGAAGAATTGGTTAAACCATTGGGTAACATTGATTTGGTTGCCAGCAAGACTCGCATCAACACTGGTCTGAATACCATCCTGAAGAACATTGCTACGGCCAACAATTCCGGCCGTGTTGCTGTGCAGGAACAGGAGTGGGCACGTGAGACGGCCGCTGATGTCTTGAATCCGACTGCGTTCTTCCAAAACCCGCAACTGGCCGCCAAGCAGTTTGTCGCAATGGAAGCCATGCTTCGCAACGCGCGTCAGAACGTCATAACGCAGCTGGGCTTTGAGAGGAACGACTACGTGATGAATACTCCGGCTACGGGCACCCGTGCCGATCCGTTCGTCCTTCCGGCTGATCCGAAGGCGCAAGAGCCCATGCTGCGCTTCCTTGCGGGGACCATCGGCAGAGTGCAAAATGAGAAGGCAACGGTGCACATCCAGCTGCCCAATGGCACAGTGCAA